TTTTAATCTCCTCCGATTTTTCAACCTTTTCATGGAATTTCACGTAGGCGATCCAGCCCGGAATATCGGCCTCAATACGCGCTGAGAGACCTGCGTCATAGGGACGCTCTATCTTGTACCGGTCATATTCCCACCCCACGAAGCCGGGCCTGTCCTCGCCGGATTCATCTATCTCCCTGACATTTTCGGTAAAGTATGCCGTTGCGGTATTGCCGTTAACTTCAAGCCAAAAGCGCTCTGGCCGCTGATTGCCTCTTACTTGCATCTGACACCACCTTTTTTAACTGTTTAAGTTTTATACCTACAAAATACTTTGACTTTAGAATGAATGAATCAAAGTATTTTAATTGCCCAAGCCTACTTATAAGCCCCGCCGCTATTTTGAACGGTATTGACATTTTCAGGGCCATAAGTTTTTTCACCACCGCGCATTGCCGGATAAACGCGAGGAAATTCCGCGCCCGTAACCGGATATGTGTCCGAAAAAAAACAAAGCCCAAAAAATCTACGCCCCTACTCTCGGTCTTAAAGACCTGCCAGTTGTCCTTTAGTTCAAGCCCTAATTCGTCTTTCAGGTACTTTTCAATTAATTTCCGTACCTTATGAAGCTCTTTTTTGTTGTTCCCAAACAACACCATATCATCGATATACCTGACATAGTGTTTGACTTTGAGCTTCTCCCTGATGTAGTGATCCAACCCCTCTAAGAAAAGGTTGGCGAACCATTGAGAGGTATAATTCCCTATAGGAATACCCACCTCGGTAGTGTCCACAATCTTCTTAATCAATGAAATCATGCGCGGGTCTTTAATCTTCCGGCAGATGATATTCATCAATTTGTCGTGCGGTACACTGTCGTAATACTTCCTGATGTCCATTTTAAGCGTGTATTTGGTGTTCTTCTTGTCCTCCTGCAACCACTTCTTAACACCCTCGTAGCCGCGCTTAATTCCACGGTTAGGAACGCTTCCGCAGCACCAGTAATCCATGCCGCGCATAAACACCTTTTCACAGGCCAAAATGATTAACCAATGTACTACCTGATCCGGGAAAAACTCCGGACGTTGAATCTTCCGCGTCTTTTTGCTATGCGGATCATACCTTTCAAACACGTGATAAGGCGCAGGAGTGTACGTGTCGTTCTCCAACATCTCGCGTATCTTTGCAATGTGGCCGGGTATGTCGTCCATAACACGCTTCACGCTCTCGCGCTTGCGTTTACCCTGTCCCGCATAACAAATAGCGGCGTGGATGAATCCATCGTCGAGTATCTTATCAAACAAATAGCCTACCCGCTTCATAATACTCTCCTTGTCCTTATTTGCTTCACGGTCTTTGGAGTCTTTTCGGCGTTCCCCGTCCGGCTTTACCTATTTCGGCTATACCTTTCAGTTCATCCATAAGACCTACTAAACCGGCCTTCACGCAAATTATTTTTGCTGAGTGGCAAGGAATTGACTGTTTTACTCACCTGCAATTTTACTTCGCAAATAATTAGCCGGCAGCCGACGTTCGTGTTAGTATTCGCCGATGTGTTGTTCGTATTAAAGTAAAACAACCCGGCATTCGTTCCGTTATTCCAATTACCACCGGAGCGAAGAACCCGCCACCGCACACAGTCAACCCCCCTACTGCAACTGCAATTTCAAAAAATTTTCGACCCGCTACGCGGGATACTCAACGTCAACATCAAAATCAACAACCACTTCAACGTCAACCCCTGATAAACAGAGGTGGGCTTCGCCCCCCATTCCCCCCTAAAGGCTAAGGCAAAACGAGGAGCCGGCAGCCGACGTACGTGTCAGTATTCGCCGAGGGGTTGCTCGTAGTAAAGCAAAACAACCCGGCAAGCGTCCCGTTAGCCCAACCACCACCGGCGCGAAGAACCCGCCACCCGGAGGACTGCCAGTAATAATCCGGCACGTATGTACCATCGGCCCCCGTCGCGTCCGTAGGTACTTGCGCCCAGGGGAAAGCCGGATCAAATCCCCACGCCTTTTGGTAGCCGTCAGCGACGGCCTTGGTGTAAGAAAGCGCGGTGTAATTCGTCGTGGTGTCGTCGGCGTAGTCATTTGGATTTGTAGCCACGTAGGTTGTCGAATCGTTGAAGTTTATACCGTCCACCCAAAAATCAAGGTTGCCCCACAAATTTTCCATGTTACGGTACTTCACCCGTCCAGTTGCAACATTAGAGGCCACAGTAGACCCACTATGAAACGCTATGTTGTCAGCCCCACCCGTATTTTGTTGCGCCGAATTGCCGCTGTCCGTGTAGCCCCTGCCCACCGCCGCCTGACTGTCAAGGTTGGCTACTTCGATGATGTACAACAATTCTATGGTGCTTTGTACCATGAAGTCGTGCTGATAGAAATTCGCTCCCCGCGCACGGATTCCCGCCCTTGCCGTCGCCCTCGTGATAGATTCCTTGCTTTGATTGCCTGAAACTGACCGGTATTCGCTGTTGAGCGTGTACGCGCTAACCAAGATGTACGGCCTGATCGTTCCGTCCGGCCTCCTAAAGCCCGGCGCTTCGTTCCAAGTGTTATCCCATTTGGTATTGCTTATCAAGAAATCCCTATTCACGTTGTCATTTAGGAACTTGCAATAAAACAGCGGGATATGTACCATTACGTCGCCCACTACTGGCGTTCGTGAGAATCCCGGCTCTCCGAAGCGGTGAGTTATATTCCCATTTGCATCGGTATTAACGAGATATATGTCGCGGTAAATGGGTAGGTTGTCGAAGTCTGAACTTCCACCTTGCCCATTTACGGCAGGAGCGAAGTTCAACCCTATCGCGTCATGTAGGCGCGTCAGTTGGGTCGAGGACAGCGTCTTATTCCACTGAGCGCCGAAAGTATACACTTGCTGCGCATTAATCGTAAGAACCGCAACGTCGCTCGTTGTCATAGCCGTTTTCACGCCACCGTCGCCATTATCCGCGATAGTATTTGTTACTTCGACGTAATAATAACCCGTTCCCACCGCCGCCGTACTTGGCGTATATGTCGGCGAATTCGTGCCTATAGGCGTACCTCCGGTGTTACTATTTACGCTATTCCTGAACCACTGATAAGACAGTACGCCGCCGTCGCTCACGTTGGCCGCAACGGACAGCGCGGAAGCCGCCGCGTTTTGCGTATACTGTCCGTTTGCCGGATGTGATGTAATAACCGGCGCTTGGGCGTTCACAAAATTATTTACCGCCACAGATACAACGTCGCTTGCAACGCTCGCGGTTATGGCCACCGTTGCGCGGTTGTTGGTATTAGTTACCACCGCGTAGTAATACTTAGTGCCGGCCACGTCCGTAGGTACTTCATACTCTTGGCCCGTCTCGCCCTCAATGGGGAGACCGGTTATCGCGTTGTTTGCGTTGTTAGAGTACCATTGATACGAGAGGCTTCCCCCGTCGTTCACAAACGCGGAAACGCGCAAAGTATGCTCGCCGCCGATTGTTACCGTGCCGCCCTCCGGTTGATTCGAGATATTAGGCTCTTGGGCGTGTGTCGGGCGCGGCGCACCCTCGACGCGCAATTTGCCGTCGCTCGTATCGGCGGTCAAGTCATTCGGTTCGTCGCGGCTCACAAGGTCGGCGGGATTAAGTTCGCCCTCGGCTATAAAGTTACGGGCCACCCATTCCTTTACCGCTTCCGCTGAATTAGAGATAGATTCTTCAAGCTCCTCGGTCTTTTCAATAAATTCATCACGCGGAACAAGCGCGAGAGAGCCATCAATTACAAGCTCAAAGTTATTTGTATCGGAAACTTCGATTGTTACGCGGATCACCGACGCGGAGGCGCTACCCTCTACCAGTGTAGGCTTGTAAGTCGGCGCCCATGTCGCTATCGCAATAGCCTGTCCCGTTTCGTCGGCGACCGCTATCTCGTGAATCCAGTGGCCGCCTATATCTTCTCGGATAATACCCTCGGCCTGAAGCCACGCAGGATTAACCGGATCAACCTTTAGGGAATTTAAGGCGAACCTATGCCATTCGTTTTTTAGGCTTCCCTGATTAGGATCGAGTGTATAACCGCCGTTTCCGTTGTCTTGTGTACCGTAACCAACGGCCATTTGGGTAAGCTTTACTGTCTCGCCGCCGTTAAATACATTACGCGAAACGGATTTGCCGTAAGGTGTCAAAATCGAAAAAAATGTTTGTTCCTCACTCATATATAACTCCTAATAAATGGTGATTTTTTTACATCAGACAATATAAATATAATCACCGACTCCTAATGCGACGCTATATATCTATATGCACGATATAGTATATGCTATATCGTGCGTTTAGGATAAACACTACCTATTGTGGCGAAATACATACCTATACGATTATCTTTGATCGCCTTTGTAATAATATCTATACGCCGTACCTTGGGCAATACTCGCGAAATGTCCGCAGAATAATTACCCAATGCGCGGCTTTGCCCAACCTTTACGTTCCCGCCGTACCACCATTTAGGCGTTACCTGCGCCGTCACTGCTCCATAACTACCCGACGCCTTACCATGTTTTACGTTTACTTCGCCACCCGGCCATGACTTGGGCCGGACGCGCCCTAATATGACGCCTTGGCCGCCGACCGCCCGACCATGTTTCATGGATATTTCAGCACCGGGCCAAAATTTGGGATTTACGCGCCCGAAGGTGAAGCCTAAACCGCCAATCGTCCAAGCCTGTATCATCGTTATGGCTTTTTCGTGCCAAATATGCGGCCTCACGTGCCCCGCCGCCGCTCCGTAGCTCCCCGCGCCCCAGCTACATTTGACTTCAACGCCGCCGCCCGGCCACCACTTTGGGCGGATAGTTCCAAAATTGACGCCTTGCCCCTGCGCCCCGTAGTAGGCAGTAATCTTCCACGTAGACATTAATATAATATTTCGTAGGTAGGATCGGACATTTTTTAGGTTGTTGATCAGGTTCCGAATATCTTGTTGGATGGTCGGCGCCGCTCCTCTTACGCTCGTATCTATGGCGAAATCAAATTCATAAGCCTCCATGTGTGTACCCAGTAAATCGGCCTCAAACCATTCAATAGAAAAGGCCGGCATACCCAAAAATTGAGGGACGGCTTTCATTGCCCAAAGCGTACCCTTATGCCAGTGGAGCATTATGGCGTTCTTCACAAGAGCGCGTTTATCTTCAAGCGTCTCGGCAAATGAATATCCCTCGTAATAACCGATATTCCATTGCCAAGCCAAATCATCCAGTTGTTGATTATTAAGCTCGTCGATCCGCGAGTAAATGAACATCAATTTCACGCGCTCGTCGAAGCTCTCAAAGAGCTTGTCCAAGCACGTAGACGCCGCCAAAAATTTAGGGTCGGTTTTAACGCTCAATGGCAACAAATCGTTGAATTTAAACGTCGATAATGTGGTATTAGTCACTTTCCACCGCCCCGAAGATGATTTCACGACTGTTTATATGGGCCACCGTATTGCGCCCCAATTCGGTAAATTCTAAATCACCGATTTCAATACGTTTGGCCCCCGCCGCAAGGCATAACTGTACAAGCCGATCCGGATTAACGTCGCGCCCTATACGCTCAATTTGCCACGCCTCGTATTCGGCGACGGCGGCGTTTATCCGTTCTTCAATGGCGGTATATTGTATGGCCTGCTCCGTCGTTATATACCACGTGAGAGTATAGTCAATTTCAAATGTATCTACCGGCAGGACGTTCACTTTATCGGTCAATGGGCGTATCTTTTCACCATTCAACACCTCCGCAACGGCTTCAATTTCTACGCCATCCGCGTCGGGGATGGCCCCGCCCTTTAGCATTACAATTACATCTACCTCGCCCAGCCGCTCGCCGCCTCTATCCTCCGGGCCGGAAATCGACACATCGGCGATATTACCATGAGCCGTAAGCGCCCAGTATACATAGGAGAGCCGCGCCCCCGCCGTCGAAAATTGCCCAGGGGCCATACGCGCACGATTACGCAAAGAATCATCATCCTCAACGTCAGAGCCACCCTCCGAGGCCTCCACGTTCATCACCGACGACACAAGCGCCACCACATCGACAGCGCGGTTTATTTGGCCACGTAACAGCCCGTTACCCTCCGCGCCGTAGGTCAAGCATGTAGCCGGTACTTCGACGGACAGCTGGCCGGCAGGGATCACTACAAGCGCGTCCGTCGCAAAAAATATCCGTCCGTCAGCCGTCGCCCTTGTACCGTGCGGAATGACTACCGAACGGGTCAGCAGGTCTTTAAGGCTATATTTTAGCTTCGTTTTGGCCGGAAAAGCCTCCAATCGGTACACCCCCAAGAGCGCGGCGAGGGCGTCGAGATGTGCGCCGGTAGCGTGGCGTAGGAAGTTCTGTTTTTGTGTCCAATCCGAAACGGTGTTCTGCATGGAAATCACCGCCGCGAGCGTCGAAAGGAATAAGCGCACCGGATCACCTGGGTACAGAACGACGCCCTGAATACCCTCATACATGGCCACGACCGAAGCCGTAACCTCGGCGGCATCTACGCTCGCGAGATGATTTTGGCGATCCACAAGGTCGGCCAATGCTGAAATAAATACCGTAGAATCACCCTCGGCCTCCCCCCATAGGCGCGTAAATGTCGCCACCGTATCGTCGCGGTTTATATGGCCAAGCGCGAAGTACGGCAAGTTATAAAATCTATCGGCGTTATCGTCCAATTTTATAAAGCGCGAATCATTCATAATAGCGTACCCTCCTTTATCCTAATTTTTACCAACGGGATAATTTCACCATTGTTTAAATTGCTCCGGTCAAAATCTATACTCAATACCTCCGCTCTTGGCTCGTATTTTGCTATTTGCTCGGTTATATCTATAACTAAATTTGCCAAAACCATATTTTCAGGCTGGTCTATTATTGCCGGGTCAATACCAAACATCCTATCCAAAAATAGGCTTCCGCGCCAAGTAGTAATGATCGTTTTAACGTTTTGGATGATTTCACGCTCGCCGCCGACAGCGATTTCAACATCCGTCAGTGGCCTCCCTATCACCTCATATTCTTTCGGCGTCATTAGAACCACCCCGTTTTTTGTGTTGATAAAGCTACCGGATCAACCTTATCGCCAGGCAACCTATCAGGACCGCCCTTGCCAGTATCACTGCGCCGTAATTCATCCTCTCGGAGCTTTTGCGCGGCCTCCGTAGGCAAGGCCGAAATATACTCTCTCAAAGACAGTGCAATCTTCATAACTGCGGGCCGCCCATGCGCCCAATATATCTCCTCACCCTCGGCACTACGTACCGTATACCGCCCGTAGTTCTTACCATTGATAAATACACGCTGCGGCTCGCCGCTATCTTGCATTTTTTCAATAGTTTCGTATGTAGAAAGCGGGTCAAAATGTATTGTACTACACAGCGTAATCGAAAAATCCATATCTTTTAGGCTTCGACCGGTATGTTCACTCACCGGAGGCCCGTTCAATATTTCGTGATCTACCCAACGAGCCGACGATTTCCGCGTCAGGCCGTCATAGGTTTGGACGTGCGTCATACCCAAAAACGACGCTGTCAAGAATATGACGTTGCCGATAATACCCTGAAATGGCGTCAAGGCCAAAATCTTGGCAAGGGCAATTTCTGCGGCGTTATCGGGCAAAAGTTTTGTTATTAGGCTCATTCTATCTTCCCATCAGTTAAAGCTCCTACCGCTCCGGCGACAGGGCTGGTATATGGAGCTAATCCAGCCGCCCCACCGTTTACGGCTATTGTACTACTCGTTACAACCGCATTGTCTTTTATATGATCTATAACTTCTTCCGCTATGGCCTTACACATTGCTTTGAGGCCGACAAGTTCATTATCAGGATGATCAGACAGCCCTGGCATACCGGATTTTAACCGACCATATAACTTGTCGGAAAGATCGCTCGAATTCATTGCCATATTACCCTCCTATGGTACTGTATTACCGCAATGTGGCATTCCCATTGGGCAAATTAATATACAGTTTAAAGGCCCTTGCCCCGGCGTTGCCGGAGTCATTTTATTTAGTTTAAATATCGCCGTTGGCGACAGCGTCATATTGCCGATTGATTTAATATCCATATTGCCGGTAGATTCTATCGTCATGTTTCCGGTAGATTTTACCTCTATATTACCCGTAGCCTCTACCTTAATATTTTTAGATGTTTTTACAGTTATATCACCGTTATTTTCTACCTTTATGTAATCCTTTACGGTTATATCTACAGTACCCTTTGCGCTCTCATTATCCTCCACAGTTATTAATACGTCACCTTTTATATTTTGAGTTACAAGATGATTTTTACGGTCATATTTTAAACGTGTTCCATCCTTGTACTTCGTGTAATAAATATCTTGCCCATCCTCCGGCGGCGTATCTTTTTCATTGTATACCGCTCCAAGGACAAAACCGGCTATCGGCCCGTTACCCATAAAGATACACGCCACAAGCTCATCTATATCAGGCATATAGTAGTGCTTGTTGTCATAAGTCTGTTGCTGTATGACTTGCAACCAATAGCTTGTATGCTCATCAATATCTTTAAACAGCACCCGTACCATATTCTTTTCGGGATCAGTCTCGACAACCTCCCCGCAACGGAATACATCTTTAATATCCAAGTATACCTCGCAATGATAACGTTGAATTGTAACCGCCCGATTTATTATAATCGTGCGTAATCTCCTCCAAATACCACGTAACAGAATCCCACCGCCCAAATCCATACACCTTTAAAGTCAAACCACTATATAAATCAGGCCTCCCCATCATAGTCAACGTTCCCCGTACTTGCCGCATATTCTTTTTACGTAGGGCGGCCTTTGCCACCTCCTCGGCCTCAGCAATATTATTTACAAGTTGATTTACCTTTAATATTTGCCCTACTTCGGGATCAGGAATATCACCCATTTCTTTGTCTTTTTTATCTCCTTGTACATCATCCGAATAAAATATGTACTCTACCATTTCTTTCTTTTTCGGATCATAATATTTTACTTGGCAAGCAGCGTAAATATCGGCGGTATTTGCATTAAACTCCCATGACTTTACCACCCCATCAGATCGATATATTGTAGCCTCCGGCTTTTTAGCGTCGTATTCTTCACCTCTATATATCACGATATATTTATCAGTAATTTTTATCATAAGTCCGGCGTACTCACATATATCCATAAGTAGCGATAAATCGCTTTGGCTTTTTTGTTCCCACCGTTCAATCTCCGGATTATATCCGGAGAACCACTTCAATTCAAATTTATGTTCACTTGCTATATCCTCGGCAATCTGTTTTATAGTAATATTCTCCCATCCCTTTGTATTTTGCTGACGGCGTATGCTATTAGTAATACCCACCGATATTGCCGATATTTGAAATACTGTAGGCGGCGCCGAATTTGTAATATCATCTATCTCGAACCCTCCGCAATCCCGTTCAAATTCATCACCCAAATTAAACCAGTCAAATACTTTTAACTTCGCTTTTAATTTAGCCGCGAGATCAGGCCACCAGTCGCCGCTCCATAATCCATCTATATCCTGAAAAGTAATGCTCAATTCATCCATCTTATCGGGGAGCGTCCGGTCAACATACCGTATACTCTCCAAGAATGGGGCCACATCGCGAGATATGTCCTTGTTCTCGTACTTCAATTCAACGGTTACTTCACGCGGCAACATATATCATCTCTCCCAAGGTGGTAATTTTGAGCGCGTTCTTCTTGCCCCATCCGGTAACTGCGGTACAATCAATAACAATCCGGCAGGTAGATATAATATGCGCATATAATTAGGATTCGCTTGTAACAGCACGTAACCGAGCTTATCACTTCCGTATATACGGAGAGCGAGCATATCCCACGTATCGCCCTGCTTTGTTGTCATTGTCCAAGTCATCGTGTAGCCACCCTTGCGCTATTGTATTGCATTTGAGTATACCACCGCTCAAATTGCGCCTTTGCTTCTTTAAGCGCGTCCTCGACGGCGGTTTTTATGCTCGTCGGCTCTCCACCATTAACCGTAATAGTGATATTAGGCGAAAAATTAAATTCACCACCAGCCCGATCATTATTACTAATATCTGGTATCTTTATCTCTGGCATATCCAATGACTGCGGTTTTGGATAATCTGTCTTTTTTAGCTTGGGCCGGAGAGAATACGGTATATCAATTATACCCTCAAATAGCGATTTGAAAAAATCAGGATAATTTAAGCTATCACTAACCCCCGGCGCCTTTGGCATTTTGGGCAATGTGGGCGGCGTAGGTGGTATCGGCGGCTTCGGTTGCGGTACAATAGGCGGCGTAGGCGGTATAGGCCTATTTATTTGAGCATACGATTCCGGCAACACAGGCGAGGCTTCGCGGATTACTTGTAATTCAGGCGCGACGGTAGGGGCCAACTCCGAAAATAACTGAGCGGCTCTCTTGGGCTTGGTGAGCGGGATCACCATCTCCGGCTTCCCGTCCTCCGCAACCAGTGACGGCTTTGTGGCTATACCACCATCGCCAAATTTGGGTAGTATTCCGGTAACTGTTTTGACAGCACTGCCTACCGTTTTGGCGGCTCCACCGGCTAAATTTATTAGGCTCTCCGGCAATAATCCCTTTACCGCGTCTTTAACCGCTCCTGCGGCGGTTTTCAGGATGGCAAGAACACCATCTATAAACCGCTGAATCCAGTCCTTGCCGGCCTTAAATATATCTACGCCGGTGATGGCTTTTACGGCGTCGTTCAGGAGGCGCGGTATCAATGTACCCAGCCGTACAAATATTTCTTTTATACCGTTCAGGAATCCACCGGAGAACGCCTCTTTTATGCCCATGAGATCGCCCAAAAAGAACCCTTTAACGAAGTCTACGGCCCCGAAAAATACGCCCTTTACGTTGTCGAATACCCCTGCCACAGTATCAACTATAGGGTCGAGCCACGCTTTGACCGTACCTATCACATCTACGCCGGTGATGGCTTTTACGGCGTCGTTCAGGAGGCGCGGTATCAATGTTACTATCCGCATAAGGATATTATCTATACCGCCCAATACTTCCCCAAATCCACGAAGCCAACCCTTACCTATGCTGACAATATCAAGGCGTACAAGCGCCTTGGCAACGTCGGCTATCATGCGGATAAACAGCGTCGGTACGCTCTTTACTACTTCTGCTATACCCTTAAAAAAGCCGCCCTTAAATGCTTCTTTTATCCGTACAAACTCGCCTATAAAAAAGTCTTTGACTGTACCTACCACCGTTGTAAAGATATTTACTATATCCTTGGCGATCCCCTTTACCAACGCCACCGATTTACCAAAAACATTTTGGACAGCAGAATAAATACCGGACACTCCGGCCACGAAACCGGCAAGCCACTCTTTGCCTACGCCGATTAAATCTACGCCAAATAAAGCGTTTACAACATCATTACCCATACGGATAAATAATGTGGGTATGCTCTTTAATATCTCGAAGATTCCATTGAAAAAGCCACCACCGAAAGCCTCTTTTATCCGGCTAAACTCCCCGATAAAGAAGTTTTTAATCGTATCAATCGTTACGCCGAGCATATCGGATAATACATTGAGCGACGGCGTGATCCAATCCTTTATCGCTCCAAGTATATCAACGCCAAACAAGGCCTTTATTATCTCGTTACCAGTTGTGGCTATAAGCGACGGAATCAGTGTCAATTTGCCTATAATAAACTTCCCCATATTGATTATGAAGCCTTTTATGTTGCCGGCCAACAAATCTTGTACCGCTTGTATAGGGCTTATTATAATATTCTTTATCGGGGCCAAAATATTCTGTAACCAACCCGGCAAGCGGCCAAACGCGCCTTTTATATCCTCTATTATACTATCAATAAAGAGTGGAACGGTAGTACCTAAATTTTTGAAAAAATATACTACATCTTCCCAATTTTTTATCAGTAAGTAGGTAGCCGTACCAAGTGCCGCCACCGCCGCAATAACTGCGATTACTGGCCCGGTTAGTCCCGCTATAACACCGCCTATAACTTTAAGTCCTCCAAACGCCGCGACTACCGCCTTGGTAGCCGTAACCAATTTTATCAGCGACAGAATAAACGTGGCCGTTGCCGTAAGAGCGCTTATAATTGAAAATACAATTCCCAAGGCTTTAAGCGCGAGAAAGGCCTTTCCGACCTTTTTCAGCACCTCCACAAGGCCGCCATTCTTCTCTATCCATATACCGACTTGATGAATAAACTCTACTACGGAATTTTTAAGACCAATAATATTTTCTTTGTTTTCCTTTACCCACTTTATTATATCTTGTACAAATTCGTTTACTTTTTGCCCTATAAGCTCCCTATTTGCAGTAATCCACCCGACAATGGCGTTATTTACCCGCGTCAGCGGCTCGTGTAACTGTTGCCCCACCGTCATAGCCAACCCCTGCGCAGCGGCCTTTAATTCGCCCATGCTGTCCATGAACGCCGTCGCCCGTCTGCCTGCGGCGTCATCAAATACTATGCCGAGGCGCTCCGCGTCTTTCATCAACTTTTGAATTCCGGAGCTCCCTTGCTCCAACATAGGGATCATATCTACGCCGGATTTACCAAACATTAACGTCGCCAAGGTAGTCTTTTCGTTTTCATCTTTGAGCTTCGTGAATGCGTCGGCGGCCTCGTATAATAACCGGCTACGATCTTTTATCTTCTTGTTTTCGTCGCGCATACTCAAAATACGCCGACCGTTTATTATCAAATCTTTCTTGCCGGTAGCGTTATTTTGTTGTATAATCTTATTGAGATGTAACATACTACCGGAGAATTGATTCGCCGACAGGCCGGATTGCGTCGCCGCAAACGATAATTTTGAGTATTCTTGTGTAGTAATACCGATTTTGGAAGCCGTTTTTACCGCCTCATCGCCCATTTTCGCGGTTTTGTAGGCAAGGCCGTAGACTGCGGCGCCAGCTACCGCTCCCAACGCTATAATTTGTTTCAGCGGATTTAGTATGGAGGCCCCTACTTTTGACCAAGCGGCCCCCATGTTATTTGCCGCTTTGGTGAAATTTTGCATAGCGGCGTTATACTCTCTATTTAGCTTGGCAAAAGCCATAGCCTCGGACGATTTCTTTGACAACTTTGCTATTTCCGACGCGGCTTGGCTATGCGAAGTCTTAAATGACGGGTCCAACTTCCCGCCTATGGCAAAGGCCAATTCAAACGTCTTTTTAAGGTCAGCCATGATGTCCGTCCGATTTTATTATATTTGCTATAACTGTTGCCCACTCCCGTAAACGTTTTACCGGCAGTCTCAAATACATATCAATAGATGTGTTTGTGGCTCTCGCGAGGCGAACCACTATATCAATCATCTCTATATGACTTTTGAAACCGCCCCCATTAAAAAAGCCTGCGCTTTCATGGTGAGAGCCGTACAGTCGGCTATTGAAAACTTCCGTAAAATGTTGATATTCACACCGGAAGCACGGGCGACGATATTCAACAGGTATGTCTTGGAAAATTCGACAACGTTCATATCCCCGCTGTTACAGCCGGGGAGAGCCGCCACCGCCTCCATATCCGCACCGGTAAGCGTGTCAAAATTCAGCGTCAACTCACTATATTCCTCATTCCCAACCTTTACCTTTTTGGACAAGGTATACTTAAACGATGATTCCTCGCCCAACCTCTCCATTACCGCTTCCGGTTCTAACTTCTTGTTTTCCATAGCCATCTCTCCTTAAAAAAAGTGTGAAAGTGGCCCCGATTATACGGGGCCGTTTGATTATATTCCGAGAGAAGTACGAACCTTGTCTAATAAATCTTGACTGCCGATTTTATAGATCATATTAAATTTATCGATCTCTCTCATATCTTGCCCGTCCAATGTTTCTTTGAGGTATACAACGTTGAATTCGAGCGCTTTACCCTCCAATTCGCCAGGATTCATAGAACCGAGGTTATCTCCTTTAGGCATAGCCTTTACTATGACCCTATGATCAATAACTTCGTATTCTCCCGTACCGGCGTCGAGGTGTTGGAGCGCGCCCCAAAATTCAATGTGATGATACTTTTGTGGCAGCAAATCCCGTGATTCAACGGTCGCGATCCGGAAGTTTACCGTCATGACCATATCTTGCGTATGGCCAAGCACCGGAACATCAGCAACGCCGCCGATACCAGCGCCTTGAATGGACTGCGTAACTGCTTGTACGTTCGGGAGGGCAACATCAACCGTACCTATTTGGCGGGAGCCGTCCAAGAACATAGAGTAGTTTATCAGCATTTCGGGTACTTTGTTACTCATGATCGCTCCTTATGAAAAGATATTCTGTAAAAGTTCCGGGTCAAATTCGAGATCAAATTTAATAAGTTGCGCGGGTAAAATAAGCCCAAGCATGACATGAAAACTAAGCGTACCGGCCATCAGGGAGAGGGTGTTATTATCCTCCGGCCTTGCCGAGATTGTACTTCCTGGGGCAAGCGCACCAACCGCCATCAGCGCGTTTAGGTTCATTTGCTCGCTGTTGGCTATAGTCTGTATGAGCCTATTGTTATTAGGATCATCCACCTTTTGCCACCAAGTCAAAACAAGGCGGTTACCATACCAAGCCAACATCCTACGGCTTGATATGAACGAATCCTTTGAGTCCGTGTTGCCGGGATAGGCGGCGGTATACGCCCCCCACAACGTATTGCCCAACGTAAAATTAAGCACGGTAGTAATACCGTTTCCGCGCAAGAAATTTGCCTGCGGAATCGATAAAGACACTTCCGCGCCGTCGTCGGTAACAACCGCTTCACACTGTATATTCGTGTTCGACGGGCTACTATAGGGTATATCACTCCGTACCCGATCCTCGGCGGCGGTAGCTCCTGCGGCGTGTGTAGATAGATTCATCAAACGCGAACCTACCTTGACTTTTGGCCAACACAAGTAAAGATTTTTACTTGTAAGTCCGGTTTTGGCTTTATAACCGGGCACATCCCCATACTTGGTCAGCGTATCTGTAGGTAAATCAGCATACGCCACGCAATTAAAAACCGCGTTGATACCCTCGCATTTGGCCGCCATAATCATAGCAACAACCGGTTCGTGTGAGAAGTTAGGTGCGAGTAAAATCCCCGGTACCATCCTAAATCTTGGGAATGCAAGTTCTACAAGTTCGAGGCCGGAAGTCACACCGGTCACTACATCGTAACCACCGATAATATCATCAGCAGTTACAAGTTCGGGAGCGGCGTAATTATACGACGCGGTAAAAGTTTTACCGGCTGTAATAGCCGCCGCAAGCGTACTATCCTCAATTACAGTGATTATCGCCGTAATTTTATTGATGGTATAATCAGTACCCTCAACATAAACGGTATTTTCGTTATCTTTAAGCGTGATAGTGTTGAGTATATCGCCAACGCTTAACGCCGCTGTGTCCAAAGAGAACGCCACCACCTCGTCGGTTTTGACCTTAAAGTGTTTGTTAGGGTCAAAGATATTTGCGAAGATTACCGGCGCTTTTCCGTACAACTTGAATGAACTGAAAGCTACCTCGCTCAACCCCCACTTCCTGAAATCGTCACGAGCCGACATAATGCCGAGCATTTCTCCGGCTTCGGTGTCAGTGTAGCACAATACAATATTACCCGGCATAGCCCTTGCTCGTTCTGCAGAATCGGCAATGCGATGGATGGGAGCGCACCCAAACGCCATAGGGAGCGAACCATCAACCTTAACGGGCGGTATGAGTGATGTAGGGACTTGATTGACGCTTATTCCATAGTCTACGGACATATTTACCTCGCTTTCTTCCTACGGGTTATGGATTTTTTCTTGACGTCGTCACTTAAAAGCGACAACTCTGAATTGCTGTCTGCCAGCTTATTCATAGTGTCCGGAGCTTTATCGACAGGAACAAATAATCTTGCCAAATCCGGTTCGGTCTTAACGCGCTCGGCAATTTCAGGCGGCAAGCCATTTGAATAAATTGCGCCTTTTTTCAGCAAAAACTTACCACCGTCCTCAAACAGCGTCGGCCCCAAATATATTACCTTTTCAGGCTTTTTATGAGGCTTTTCCCCCGGACGCGCCGGAGGAGGTGTCTGCTGACTTTTGCCCTTTTCTTCTGACATATTGTATCTCCTTTTTGTCAGGTTATTGGTTGACCGGGTCAACAACCGCCGCCGATTTAAACATCGTGACCACCGCCGCGCCGTAAATAGGATGATCGTGTAACCCAGCTTCGTATATTGATCCTAATTCTTTTTGGAGGCCGGACGTTCTTTTAATCGAACCCTCACGCCACCATATATTTCCACCCCAAAATCTTTTTTTCAACAATGTCAAATACACTCTATCTATCATATTCAAAATATCTTTGTAGCCTAATTTTATTTCTTCTTGGCTATCTTTACTGTATACACAGCATATAATCCCGACTTTAGATTCTAAAATTTGCCCTTTATCCCTTGTATCGGTGAATTCATCATCCAAAAAGCGTACAAGAACAAATGGAGGATCACCGGCAACCGGTTTAACATCCGCTCCGGCAGGCATTGACCGCTTCGGAGGGACGTGTCCGATCCATACATTCGGCATTGCCGACGTACTCTTTTCCTTGTCAAATTTAACCGACGCGAAGTCTTTTTCAAGCTCCGCAACAATATCTTCAAGCAAGAAATATATCGATTTCATTTGGCCCCCAACAAATTAAGCCATATTCCGGCTTCCTTTATAAATTGATTTTCAAATTCCTCTTGTATCATAGGCGCGATCTTGTCAGGAATACTGGTCTTTTCCGAGGCGGCCATCCCCGTAACCGCCGACGTCGTCAATTCTGTAATGCGTTCCTCTCCACTTGTCGTCTTTTGTCCGGTACGCTCAAAGATTCCGACGTGGCCGCTTTTCATCTTGGCCACAAACGCGCCCTTAAATCTTTGATTTTGTCCGGCAATCATCACCGATACGCCACCCGTCGTTTTGCCGGTCATCGGGCCACGCGGCGCAACACTTTGAAATCTAAAGAGCGGGATATTGCTACCGCGCAATATTGCGGCGGCTACAAGCTCGCCCTGGCCACGTAACGCCCTTTTTAGGCGAAAATCTTTTAATTCCTCTTTTTTCACGCCCCATTTATTCGGCACGTCGCGTTTTACAAGATACCTAATTCTTGCGGCAGCCTTATTTATAGCCACCTCCATAATATCAGTAAACCGATCCGGACACTCCCGGACAAACCTTTGAACGGTCTTATCATTGACCAATCGCGTTGACAGATTAATCATGTAATCGACCTTTTCAACGTAATTATTAAGTGTCCAAATGGCTTTTTTACATCATGTACATACCATATTTCCCCATCAAAATCCACCTGCTCGGTAACTGCCGGCGACGGTACAAGATCAATATCCCGACAGTAGATTACTTTTATCTCACCGTTTACGCCCTGCGCCTGATACTGCAACATATCGACGCGAGCGTCCTCCGCAATCGTCAGCGGCGCACCATTCCAAGAGCAAACCCGCCCGTATACGTTAGGGTCTAATAGTACCCTGGCGAAGTCCTCGCGGATTTGCTCCCTGAAACTATTCAAGGCTTCACCAATGCTTCTTTTAGGGCCGCCAACAACTCGTTACGAGAGCTATGAGGCTTAAACATCACCCCACGTACAGAAAGTTCCTGCGCCAGCTGGTCACGGGTCATTTTGTCCACGTCCAACAGCGTGTCCGTCGCGTCGGCGGCCTTCTCCGTCGCGTCGGCGGCCTTCTCCGTCGTCGTAGGCGCGGTACCTTGGGCGTCCGTAGCCTCGGCAACGCCCAAGGTAATTAGGCGCTTGCCGGCTACCTCGTCCATTTCCAAAACTTCGCCGACTTTACGGTCGATTTTGTCGTGCTTTATCGGGCCTTTAGTAATCTTAATTTTCATGGTATAATCCTTTCTAAAAGTGTGGATGGTACTTGGTGGCTTCCCATCCATCGATATTGTCGGCTCATTTGGCCACCCCCGTCACTATTTTCACAGTACCGTCGCTACTATAAAGGCGTCTGGTTGGTAAAGGTTCGGCATTGGCGCCGATTCCAATTGTACAAACCGCGCCGAACCGTCCGGCTTCTCCCACGAGAACGCGAAGCGTGTTTGCGCCCCCAGTGATCTCAAGTTTTGGATCAGGCCGTAATGGAATTCGGCCCTTGCCTCCGTACTACCCAACAGTACCTTGTTGTTGGGCATAAGCGGCACGTCCTCACCGGTTTCGGGATCGGTGTACCACTCATCGTAAGAGTAGAGTGATACCACACCGGACGACAACATCAAATCGCCGTAGTAACTGATACCCGGCCTCGACGGTTGGCCCGGAGCTATCTTACCCATTGTGTAATTAAGGATATTAAGGCGTTCCTTAACTTTGGCGTTGTCCATGATTGCCCAAGCCGCCTCGCTACCGGTAAGGCATATATTGGGAGCTATGCCGCAACGTTGCAGGATTTCACGGCGCCAGTTATCAAGATCGCGCATAGGGTCAGCGGACGGATCACTCCACAAGCCAGTACCCGACAAGATTTTGATATGCTTGCCTACCTCGTAACCAAATTCGACAGAGTTATCTATCGCTTTGCCCTTTACTGTTACCCGCCCCTCCAAGATCGCCTCGGCGCACATCTTTTCTTCGAGCCGGACAAGCCGCTCGTCGAGCATGGCCAAATCTTCGCCAAGTAACCGCGCTGCCCTCTGCGCCGGTGACATAGGCGTATAGATATTCTCGCCAAAGGCGCGGGAGTCAGTCTCTTGCGGACGCAAAGACGTCATTTCCTTGATATAGCCCGGCGAAGTCTTAAAGGTTGCGAAGCCCTCCCTTTCAACCAACACGCCGTCATGGATGGGATTCACAAACCTCGCCACGCGCCGATTCTTGGTACGCACATCGAATTCTACATCTTTCGTTGTATGAGTAACGACCGTACCAAAAAAAGTTTCGTGGAAGAAACGCCTCGGTACTTTCACTTGATCTAACGCCCGGAGCATGGTACGCGGTTGGTAAAGATTAACCATCGCCGCCCCACCATCACCACTACTCGCATTGAATATTGCGTTGTCATGAGATTTAGCCATTTTAATACCTCCTTACTGGTTCGGCGCCAACCTGGCGCTTTTGAGAAAGATTGACTTTGTACGGGCGTCATCAACGGCGTCCTCCCAATCAGCGCCATCAGCGACAGTAACACGCGGCCCGACAAACTCACCGGTGAGCCACGCCACGCCGACATTACCCTCTGTTATATCCTCCGCGACAACGGCGTGAACGGTGTCATCGGTGTTCCTCCATACCTTTAGCGTACCGTCCTCATCACGACGGGCGAGCGTTCCGAGAACTAAATCTTCCCCAGCCGTTACCTCCTCGGTTACGCGGGGAAAATCACCGGCAATTATTGAATTAAAATCAATACTACCGATTTGGTTTATCCCTATTCTATTAGACATTTTTCACTACCTCCTTGCCGCCTGCGGCTTTAAGTCCTGACGCTATTTCGGAAACAAGATCATCGTCGTTTCCGGTATTATCGCTCATGCTCGCCGAAACATCACTGGCTATTTTAGCGTCATCTTGGTAATCCGTCGCGGCCTTTAGGATCGCGGCGCTGTCTGTTTTGATAATCTTTAAAGCGAGATCAGCGGCGCTCATGGGCGTCGTGAACATCGCTTTCTTCACGAGATCAGTATACCCTGCGGCGACGGCCACCTCATCAATCGCCTGAATCCGCTCGCGTTCCTCTTTGGCCCCGACCGCCTTTATAGCGTTGTAGAGCTTCGGTTTATTCGCGAGCAAGGCCGCCATCTGCTTATCCGTAGAGGCCTCCTCCTCCTCGTCATCCTTTTCGTCCTTGTCGTCATCTTCCGGCTCGGACGCGCCCTTGCGCTTCTCCTCATCATCTTTTTTATCAGACATTGAGTACGCTCCTTTTTTTAATGAGTGAAAAGTTGTTGTTTTACTTTCGGTTAATAATCCATTAATGACACCCTCCAAATCGCCGAGACTGTCCACCATACCTACTTTTACGGCCTCGTCAGCAATTAAAACGCCACCCTTGCCGTAGTTTTCGCCCACAAATTGCGCGTTTGTACCGCGATTACGGGCCACCGTTTCCAAGAAAATATCAGCGAGGGCATCTATTTCAGCTTGTATTTTGGCCCGGCCCTCTTTGCTATTCGGATCACGTCTTTTATCAGGCGACTGCGAACTCACTATCTCGTAATCGACAAATCCCTCTTTTTTCCGAGCCTCCGAATCATCTGTCCACGCCGTAACTACGCCGAGACTCCCGATAAACGCCGTTCTGTCCGCAACTATTTTGTCAGTCGCGGAGGCTATCCAATAACTCGCCGACGCGCAAAGACCGCCCGTATATGCAACGATAGGCTTTACACCCCTCGAATTATAAATCATATTCGAAAATTCATTAATACCCACAACGTTACCGCCAGGGCTATCTACGTTCAATACAATGGCCTTTACATCGGGCGCGTTGAGGGCTTCGCCAAACCGTAGCGCCAACGTATCAACGCTTGTTGCTCCGGAAATATCGGTAAACATATCCGCGTGCGGGAAGATAGGGCCAAACGTATTAATTATCGCCACGCCATTGCGCATACTCAACATACCGCTTTGGCGCCGCTCCGTAGGTGTAGCGAGAACGGCTTCCATGTTGGAATATTCTCTGCTTGCAATACCTACCAACAAATCAAAATGATTTGTTTCAATCGCCCATTTACCGGTAAATATGGCGTTTAGGGCTCTCCTATTCGTTGTTTTGGCCATTGCTCTCCTCTTTTTCTATCGGCATAGAAGCGGTATTAAACGCCGACGCGAATTCAACTTCTAAACCCAAATCTGTAGCAAACTTCTTTTCCTCGGCACGTTGCCTCAGAATATCCTTATAGTCTAAACCGCGTTTACTACACTCTATTTGCAAAGTAGACATACATCCTTTGATACGGATAAGCGCGGCGTTGGCTTCCTTTACCTCGTCGATTTGTTTTTGAGAATCACCTACCCAATACGCGCCGCTATACGCCAGCTTTACCATCGGATCATTAAAGAATCCCGGCGCTTTTAACCGGCCAAGCATTATTGATTCAGCAAGAAATTCATCATATATAGGTTGGTTGAAATTATCCGCGAAATCGTCGCGCATACGCCCAACGGTATCACCAAATTCTAAAAGCGCGGCCCGGCTTGCCGAATATGAACTGCTGAAATGATTAACCAAAACTTCAAAAGGAATACCCAAGGCCATACCGATTTGCTTCATACATGCCATAAAAAACGGATCATACTGACTATTTGGCCGCGCTGCGTTCACAATATTTAAATCTTCACCCGGCGCGAGATCAACCCACGTGCCCGAACCTAACCTAAAATTATCGTCACGTTCCCACGGCGCTTTGCCATCATCGTAGTCATTTTTTACACCAACAGACGGATCATCTACCGGCCTCTTGATAAATACGGACAACATTGCATTTACTACCGCCGCCGACAGTTCAGCCTCCGCGTATTTGGTAACTTGTTTGAGTGTATCTATGACCGGCGCGAGGATGGGAACACCACGACTTTGACCGATTCGGGCAATATCTACCAAATGCAGAACATTACGGCGGCCAGTCTTTTCACCGACAAACGGAATACGCCTCCAATCGGGCGTTATATTTCCCGACGAAAAGAACGTCGCGCCTGGGTGCGGCGTCCGTACATATATGGCTTTAGGTATGCCGGTTTTTGTTCTTTCAATACCACCAGCAATTTCAGCCGAATCAGGTAAATCTTTATTGTTTACCACACGCTCGGCCTCAATTAATTGAACACGCAAGCTGTAGGGTATTGTACCGCCCGTTTTATATGGCAACAGAACAAAACAGTCGCCGCTTGTGAGTTTTGACCGGAACGCGAGGCGTTGTAATCCGACAAAATTCATTTGCCGCATATAATCACAGTCCTTGCTCTCTGACCATATTCGGAATTCATATTGCGCTTGCTCTTGCCATGCTTGGGCTTGGGCTTCCGACAAACCTAAATACTCTCGATCAATGGAGGCTTGAAGCCGTAACCCCGAACCTATAACGCCGGACACGAGTTTTTCAATCGCGCCGGTAGCCGCAGGAGCGTTACGGATAAGATCGCGGGAACGGTCACGGAGAATTTGTAGAGACATAAGCGTTTCGGAATCGGCGTCGCCAAATGGCGTAAACCATTCCAACAGCGAACGCTTGTCGCTCGCCCCGTTGTACGGGGACGACATCATTGCCGAAAAACTATTCGGGAAGTGTCTTTTCGCGGCTGTCTTATGCTCTGTCATATTAATCATCCATAGGGACGACGCGCCTAAAAGTACGCCGGCCACCGTTTAATTCGGCAATTATATTATCCCAGTATTGCAGCATTTTTTGCAATTCTGATAAATCTATACTTGTATACGTCTGACCGCCTATATTCCAAGATTTTGCCCCACGATTAACAAGTGCGTCTATCGCCTTTATTATATCGCCACGCATTTTACGGGCTTCCGCAAGTCTTTCTTGCTTTGTCATATCAGCCTCATTATAGTTGGTGGCGTATAAGAATGAATCGCGCCGGATGGCCATCGGCATGCGAAAAATCTACAACACCACCATAGCCATAACCCACACATCAATATATTGTATGACGGGGAATTATTCCTTAAATTTCTATATGCACGATATAGCATATAGTATATGTTATATCGTGATACCCTCGGAGCGGCGTACATAGGCGGTTTTGGCCTTGTCTTTGGCTGTAGGTGTGGCGTCTGTTTTGACCGGTTTTGCGTACCTTTTTTCGAGAACATCCCAATTCGGATTGAGGTATCTTATGGCGTTCAGGTTATATACCCGTAGGTCAAGCGGCTCGTTTCTGGCCTCTTTTGGCTTCCACCAGTATAACTTCCGGTAACCGTTGAGATACTTTATCATCCGGCGTTCGCATATCAAACCGGCGAAGTATTGAGTGGTATACCCTGCGGCCCCGTCGCTCGGAAAATGACAGTACCCCGGCCCAGGTTCTTCAATTTTTAGGCGAGCGTAGATTAATTCTTTGGCCTTGTCCACGCCCACAATAAATAAAGCGCACCGGTTGCGCGTGTTGCGGGTAGCTCGATTAAATATAGGCTTATCCGCTTGGCTACTACCTTTCACAGCAAATACCCGTTCAGGATATTCATGTTTGATCGTGTACGCATATACCGTATCTGTAGTAGTGTCTATGCCGCCGCTGTCGATCATCACGCACGATATACGCATTACATAACCATCCTCGCGGATGAAATCTTTCCGGCGTATGGCGTCGAGTTGTTTCCATACTGACGGAAATTCGGCGTCGCCGCTGTCAAGCTCCGTCGTCGGCCCCTCTATACGTCCGTACTCAATTCCATAACTTTCCTCGCCACGCGCCCAACCGCATACCTCGTATTCTAACCGCGTTTTCTGTACGTCTACGGACATTGTCAGCTGTAGTACCTCATTCGGGACTTGGGCGTTGTACTTTTCGACACGCCGCGTCAGGTACTCTTGGGCTATTGTTTCGCCGGTGTTCTTCCACGGCAACCCAAGTATGGTATTCGTGAAAGTCTGTAGCCGTTCCGGATCGTTGCCGGCCTCGTCGAATTTACGGGCGATACTTTTCCACGAGAGCCAACCGGTCGGGCTATACAGTGAGGATAGCGAAAAGCCGACGCGCCAATGTCCGGGATTCTGCGCGATCCATTTACCACCGGCCAACATCTCCGTTTTTTTATATTCAGGTATGCCTACGCCGCAATGTGGACAGTGTAACATAACATCATTATATTCGCCCTTTGTCCATTGTATCAATTCCATTTTAATCTCAAAATATCCGTCGTTGTCGGCGGCCTTGTAGCAATACGGACACTGTACCATATAAACGCGCTGATCACTCTCTTGGTACAAACGCCAAATGTTCGATGTTTCTTCAAGCGTCGGTGTGGACAAACAAAATAACTTCGCGTAGGGGAACGTAGCGAGCCGCGCCCGTACAAGTTCGAGAGGATCACCCTCGCCAAGTATTACGCCGTACCGGTCAATTTCATCACAAATCGCATTTCCAATGGGCAACGACGCGAGCGCCGACGGGCTATTTGATCCGCTCAATACTGTATACCCGCCATAGTAAACTTTTTCTAAGAGCGAGTTACCGGTTCGTTTTTGCATTTTGGATCGGAGGCTTTCTATGGCGTCTATGGAGGGCGTAAGGCGTTGCTTGCTTAACTTTATGGCGTCCGTTTCCGTAGGCATGACATAAAGAAAACTACCAGGCTTTAAATCCATTTGGTAGAGTAGGAAGTTTACGGCGCTCTCTGTGGCGCCGATTTGACTCCCTTTCAGGAATACAATTTCCTTTGATTTGCTTTGCGGCGACAGTTCCTCCATCACCTCAACAAGGTACGGCGTCCGCGCATTACGCCAAGGCCCCGCCCCCGACGACCCGCTGGCCGGTAGAACGCGCTTTAATTCCGCCCATTCAGGGATATTGATGAGCGGTTGGGGCCGGAATACCTCAAAAAAGCCGTCAGCGAAAGGATTATTTTGAGCCATTAAAATTAAATTCCCCAGGTTTAAAGACGTCCGGTCGTAGCCGCGCCGGATCAACGCCCAAGGCCCGGCCATACCTTACGGCTTTTTCTACGGACAAAAATCCACGAGATACGTCAGCGCATACGTGCCCGGTCGTATATCCTACCTTATCGGCAACCTCTTTGTAGAACATACCGGCTTCCGTTATCGCTTGTTTCAGGGAAATCGGTTCATCAGCCATCACTACCCCTTTCTTCGCGTCCGCAACGCTGCCGGATCGCTATGATTAATGCGTTTACTTCGCTTTCAAGGCGGCGGTGGAAATCGTGTTCGTCGCTGTCTTTCATCGCCGCGAGTTCCGGCGCGAGGCGTGACGGCCACGACTGTAGTATACCCATAATCATTTCAGCGAGCTCCACGCCTTGCTTTTTGGCTTCAATTTTTTCTATGTAAAGACCGCTCTCCACCTTATACTTCAAATCAATGTGTTTTACTTGGGCGACTTCTTTCGCGAGCTTGGCTTGTAGGAATTTCTTTTGTTGTTCGGCCTCCTCTTTTTTCTTGGCCTCGTTTTCAGCGTCATTCTTGGTGTCGTTCTTGTTTATCACCGGACGACCGCCGCGCAATTCGGGCGGCAAGATACGGGCGTGATCTTGCAATTCGGCGGCGCTCCGCGTTGCGTCAAACTGCGTTTTTACAACAGAAGGATCAAAAAGTGGATGGCCGAATCTTCCACGTTGAGCGATAGAAAAACGCCCTGACTTCACTCCGGCCCCAAAAGCCTGCTTAGTCATTCCGAGCATTTGCGCCATATCTGTACCGTTGAGTAGTGTCATATAAACAATATAGCATATACCATATTGTATCGATGTGATAAAATCGTTGATTTTTGTAATATTTCCGGCCAAAAAGCGCGTAAACCCTCCAAAAATGCCTATAGGTCGGTAGAATCCGGGCGTCGTTTCGCCCCGCAATCTTCGTTTTGTTGAAAGTACCTTTTTGAATTTGGGTAGGAGTTACCATAAGTTACCATAAAGTTACCATTGCGCTCATGGTAACTTTCATAAGTCATTGCAAAATAACGATTTACGCAAAGAGTTACCATAGTTACCATGATTTTCCGTACCTTTATATATAACTACGCATAAATACATAATACACTATATAGCATATAGTATATGGTATAAAATCAGTAATACCTAATTGTTTGGATTTATGGTAACTATGGTAACTATGGTAACTGAAATGGCGAAATCATTAGGATTTTTAGCATACTTTGCATAGTTACCATAGCCGCGAAAGTTACCATGTATGGTAACTGAAATAATACGCCTGTCTAAATACCATACAATTATTACCGCGTGTAATGATGAGGATCAATATAATAAGGATGGCAACGTCGGCGTTCAATATAATATAGATGGCAACGCCCTATTTATCCGCATTGCTCCAATATTACCCTGCATACGAACAATATTACAAAATGTAATACCATTACCAAAATCAATAATAGATAGATTGCGATATTATACGAATTGTGTTATCTTTTACATAGCGACGTGCAGTATAATCTTTATACGGGAGATATTCGCAGTGAAAAAGGCAATGTACATAGGGATAATCACACCCCCGGCTTCGGCGCAATGTTTCCCGTTAGGTGCGCGTCGCTGCTTACCAACCGAGATAACCGAATCGGGGGTCTTATTTTGATAAACTACACTGAAATAAATCAACGCCTCCTACGCAACGCGGAACACCATGTAAGGGAATGGTTACCCGGTGGTACAAAACAAGGCCATGAATATCTTCCGATTAATCCTACGCGGGATGACGCGAACCCCGGTAGCTTTACGATAAACCTGAAAACCGGCTATTGGATGGATGGAGCGACCGGCGACAAGGGTGGCGATCTAATAAGCCTCTACGCCTATATCAACGGCATGAAACAAGGCGAGGCGGCCAAGGCGCTATCCGTTGATGGTGAGTATACGCCACAGCGAGGCCGCCCGAAAATAACGCCCGTAGATGATGACGGCGCAACGATATGCTTGCCCGTACCCAAAGACGCGCCGAAAACATGGAGCGCCATGAAGATAGGCGAAGCGTGGCTCTCGCCATCCATGATCCACACCTACAAGGACGCCGCAGGCGAGGTACTACGCCACATATACCGGTTCGAGGCCGGCAACGGCCTCTCAAAGAAAGAATTCCGGCCTCTCACGTGTTGGCGCGACAAATCGGGCAAATTGGCGTGGCGGATTAAGGATATACCCGAAAAAAGGCCGCTTTACGGCCTCGACGCGCTGGCGAAGCGCCCGGATGATCCCGTACTTGTGGTGAGCGGCGAAAAGTGCGCCGACGCGGTACGGGCCAAAATACCAGAATATGTAGTAATAACATGGAGCGGCGGCGACAACGGAACGGGTAAAACGGACTTTTCACCGCTCCAAGGCCGGAAGATGGTATGGTGGCCGGACAATGATGATTCCGGCAAGAACACCATGAGGCGGCTAGCCGACAAGCTCGGCGGCAGAATGTTGAATATCGACGCCGACAAATACCCGAAAGGGTGGGATTGCGCGGACGCCGTCGCCGCAGGGATAGATGTACAGAAAATTGTAGGGATAGATACGGCGGTTAGGTGTCCAAGATTATCACAGTTAGCGCCCAAAGACATATTTGTTCATTTAACCGAAAAAGGCAAGATTTTGGGCACGATGGACAACTTCCGGGCCTTGCTGAATCATTATGACCTGAAAATTTGGTATAACGAGATAAGCAAGAAACAAGGTAGTAGTATTGCCGGAGTATACGACGAATCCAACGATATAAACAGTTTTTATACGGACGTGAAAAGCGTATGCAATTTGAACGAATTCCCCCCACGTGACGTAGACAGATTTCTTGATCGCGAGGCCATGAGGAATAGAATAAATCCGGTTACAGAATGGGTAAGCTCCGACCAGTGGGATAGAATAACACGCTCAACGGCTATATGTGACGCCGTCGAATGCGACGACAGTATAACAAAAGAATTAAAGGAAACGCTTATACTGAAATGGCTTGTGAGTGCCTACGCCGCCGTATCTCGCAAAGACGGCGACGATTTCAGAACGCGGGGAGTGCTGGTATTTCAGGGAGCGCAAGGTATAGGCAAAACGACGTTTTTACGCAATTTATGCGGCGCGGGTTGGGGTGGGGATGTTGAATGGTTCGGCGAGGGCCTAACTCTTGATCCCGAAAATAAAGACAGCATTTTGAACGCCCAAAAGTTTTGGATTGTCGAAATGGCCGAGCTTGAAAACACGACAAAACGATCTATGCCGGCACTGAAAGCGCTCTTGACCAACCCATCAAATACGGTGCGTCTACCCTACGCAAAGGCCGCAACGACGATATGGAGCCGGACAGTATACGCCGGTACGGTCAACCAAAAAGACGTACTACCGGATATTACGGGGAATAGCCGGTTTTGGTGTTTGCCGGTAGTGAGCTTCGGGGATGTGTCGAAAATCAATATGCAACAGTTGTGGGCCGAGGTGAAATACTACAAAGAGGAACATAATAAAATATGGTGGCTCAATTCAGAGGAGGAGGCGCAATTAGATGTGAATAATCGTGAGTATATGGCGTCGTCGCCGGTAGATGAATTACTTGCCGAAAAGTTAGATTGGGAAACAAATATAATGATGGAAATGTGGCCACGTAAAACGTGTACGGTGATATTGAAAGAATGTGGAATGAATAATCCGTCACAAGGCGACGCGAGGAGAGCGGCGTATTTTATGCGCGAGAAGTTAGGCATGGGGCGAGCGCCAAGAATAAGTACAGGAGGAGCGCGGTTTTACCCGTGCCCTCCGCTTAAATCGGAAGCGGATAATTTTCCGGTACAGAGGCCGGTATTAAATCATTATGCAAACAATTATTAAAGGAGTGTAAGAATGAGGGAAAAGATGGTATTTACGGATTACAAAGGAGAGGCCGTTGCGCATTACGGTTGGTGTCCGATGGGTAAAGGTGGATTATGCGGTGAAACGTGCGCATGGTTCGGTGATAAGAATAAACATCACCATTGCGATATAATAAACGCGATATTAGAAATCAAAACCTTAAATAAAGGAGCGGTAAGATGGCCAAAATCTTGACCCTATCTTTAACGAATTTTCAGGGCGTCGCTTCCCAGCGGATAGACTTCGCCGGTGGGCTGAACACGACGATTTACGGACGTAACGGCACGGGTAAATCCACCATAGCAAATGCTATAACGTGGTTACTCTACGACAAGGCCGCTGACGGGGCGAGGAACTATTCTCCGAAAACGCACGGCCCTGACGGACACCTTCATAACCTTGACCACGTCGCCGAGATGGAAATCGAACTCGACAGCGGAACGGTGGTGACGTTGAAGCGCGTGTATCACGAGATATACCACAAAAAACGCGGCACGAATACGGAGGAGTTTGACGGTCACGTGACAGATCATTTTATCGACGGCGTACCGATTATTGAAAGGGAATACAAGGCGCGTGTCGCGGAGATTTGCCCACCCGATACGGCCAAGGTGTTGACGCAACCGTGGTACTTCGCCGAATCTATGAGCAAAGATGAACGGCGACAGATACTCCTACAGGTATGCGGAGATATAACCGATCAGGACGTACTTTGGCATAATCCAGAGATTTTAGATCTACAAACTATACTACTAATGCCCGGCAAGTCCGGAGCGTTATATACAGTGGACGAGTACCGGAAGATTGCGGCAGTGACCAAGGCGAACATAAACCGCGAATTAGGGGCCATACCCTCCCGAATCGACGAGGCAACGCGGGCCATACCGGAGGTCATGTTAGACCCGAATATCGACGCCAAAATCGACGAGAAGCGGGGCCAAATCGACGAGGCGAATAAGAAGCTGGCAGAGGTAAAGACACCGGCGAGCAACGACGAGGCTGACGCGGCAATTCGTGCGGAAATCGCGAATTTGGAAGCCAAAATAGCCGAGGGCAGGGCGAAGTACGCGGAAAAGATAACCGCTTCCCAGAGTGGGGCAAATGCGCGTCTTATGGACGTACATACACGTATAAACGCGCTGAAAGACGACGCCGCAGAAATTAAACACGAGATAGTCGACAGACGGCGCAGTTTGGACGGTATGCGGCACGATTTGGAGATGATGAGGACGCGCCGGAAGCAGTTATTGAACGAACACGCGGAAGTTACCGCCCAGCAGTGGGACACCGCCAAAGAGACTTGCCCGACTTGTAAACAGAAACTACCCGAAGCGGATATTGACGCCATGAGGGAGCAATTTAACTTAAAACGGAGCGAGCGGCTGACGGGTATAAAGGCCGAGGGCGAGAAAGTAGGAAAAGACATCATAGAAGCCAAAGAAAAGGCCATTGCGGAGGCCGCGCAGAATATCGCCGAACGTGAAAAGGATATTGCCGGCATAGAAGCCAAAGTAACGGTCACCCGTAGCGAGATCGACAACATAAAGACGCCTAAATTCCCGGATTATATGGAAACGGACGAATACAGGGCGTTGATGACCAAACTTAATAAAGCGCGTAGTGACCGCAACGCTTTAATATCTAAAGTCAAAGTTGAGGCGTCGGGGGCCATAACCGCGCAAGAGGCGGTAATTAAAGGCCTCTCCGACGAACTCGCGACGCTACTGCAGGTGAAAGCCAACCTTGAGCAAATCGACAAACTGAAAGCTCGGATTGCGGAGCTCTCCGAACAAGAAAAGAAGCTCGCGGAGGAATACGAGCGGACGGAACGCGGGTTGTACCTATGTGAATTATTTGTACGGGCAAAGGTATCAATGCTGACCGCCGCCATCAACGAGCAATTCACAAAGGTACGCTTCCGGTTATTTAAGGATTATATAACTGGCGGCCTTATTGACGATTGTGAGGTGCTTGTACCGGGGCAAGGCGGCGCGTTTGTACCTTGGGGCGAGGGCGCAAATACTGGGGCAAAAATAAACGCCGGTTTGGAGATAATCGGGGTGCTGTCGAAACACTGGGGAACGTCGTTACCGATTATTTGCGACAACGCCGAATGCGTGAGCGATTGGACGAAAATCGACGCGCAGGTGATAAAGCTCGTGGTGACTACTACGGACGATAAGTTGAGGGTTGAGTATGTATAAAAACTACTGTAAACCGGACGGCGTGACGCCAAAGGGCGGGTATCAGTGTACCGCAACGCGAGGGTTTGACGGTAACAAGCAATGGTTATGTACGTATTTTGGCGAACCGGCTGACTATTCAAAATTTTGCAAGTGGTGTGATTTTAAACATAATAGTTGCCTTAATACAGACGCGCAGAAAGATGTTTTGGAAAGGAGCGTGAGTAATGAAAATTAAGAAACTTAATATGGAGTGTGGGAAGTGCGCCATGTTAGAATATTGCGGCGAACCGTGGCGTTACGCTATATGTGAGGATGAGCGGTTCGCCGACATTGACGACAGAAAGTACGCCAAAATAGCTGAAATGTACACACATGACAAGGCCAAAAAGTACGGCGTTCAATACGAGCCGTTACCGGAATGTGAGGAGCGTGAAAAGAAAGGGGAATGTGAGGGATATTATTGTATTAACTGTGAAGTACATACCGGCCAACATGAAAACTGTGAACATTTTGAGGAGGCAAATGATAATCATTGTTGGGCAATAGCGGATTATGTTGAGGCGGTATTAAAAGAGCGCGGGAAATTGTAAAATGATCAATGTAGAGCGTAGCCTAACGACTAAAGGCCGCAGGCAAGTTTTTGCGCCGGGCTGTGTGGGGGTGTGCACGCGCCCACAACAGAATTACGGAGCGGGTTTGACTCCCGTCGCTCTACATTCTTTTGAGGGGAGGGAATAATGAAAGTTATTAATTGTTGCGAAATAGTTTATAGGTGCGCACCAAGGGGATGGAATCCCCAATGCTATGGCTACTCACCCATAAAAAGCGTCGGCGGCTTTTGGGTGTGTAGGTATTATAACGGAGAATTCCGTACCTGCGAGAATAGCAAGGTACAAAAAGATACACTCAAAAACCAAAGGAGGCAGTACCATGAGTAACACAACAGCAGTACAGAAGTCTACCGGCAACGCGGCACCGGTTGCGGCGGCCCCAGTACAGAATTCTGGCGAGCGGTTTACCGCCGCAGTGGTCAAGGAATTCGGAAGTCAGGGAACGGGGGCCATAGCGTTGGACGAGCGAAAGACAAAGCTCGTGCAAGGCTATTTTGTCTACATTGACCGCGCCCTGAAAATAGCGGAGGGTAAACGGGTCGCGAATAACGCGATAAACGATAAAAACAAGGAGAGTTACTATAACAACAACGTACCGGTAACGTGGGATAATGTAAACTTACAGAATTTGGCCCGGGACATAGTAATCAACGCTAATTTGGGGTTGTGTATGTCAGTCCCTAACCAACTATACCCGATCCCGTATTACAACCGGGGCGCAGAACAGTACGACGTTACCCTGATGAAAGGGTATAACGGTATTATACACGTTGCGGAAAAGTACGCCCTCAATAAGCCCAAGAACGTCCGGGTGGAGCTCGTTTATAGCACTGACCATTTTGCGCCGGTAAAGAAGTCAAAGGACAACGACGTAGAATCCTACGAGTTTGAAATCAAAGAACCGTTTAAACGTGGCAATGTGATCGGCGGCTTCGGATATTTGGAATTTGACGACGATACAAAAAATAAGCTCGTTTTGATGAGTTTGGAGGCGATCCTTAAACGGAAGCCGAAACACGCCACGCCGGAGTTTTGGGGCGGTACAAAAAAAGTTACCAAGAAAGTAGACGGGAAGAAAGTCGAGGTAGAGGAGGTAGTTGCCGGTTGGGTAGAGGAAATGTACTTAAAGGTACTGAAACGTGAGGTTTATTCGGGGAAGTACATCCCGATTGACCCGGACAAAATCGACAGCGACTACCAAGCGATGGTAGCGCGTGAGTTGGATTACGCCAAATTGGAGGCCGAGGCCGAGATTGAGGAGAACGCGAACACCATCCCGATTGAGGAGGTGGCGCCGACCGTAGAGTTACCGCCGCCGAGTGATCCGGCAGAAAGCGAGCCGTTCTGATGGAGATTAAAGCGCTCGCGTCCAGCAGCAAGGGCAACGCCTATATAGTGAGCGACGGAAAGACCCGCGTCCTGATCGACGCGGGGCTTACGTTCCGCGAGATACAGATCGGCGTTGGCTTTTCAGTGAGCGGCCTTGCCGGATGCCTAATAAGCCACGACCACCAAGATCACGCCAAGGCGGTCAAGGATTTGACGATTAAGGGGGTGGATTGTTACGCCAGTAAAGGAACGTTCGACGCGCTGAAGCTGGCCGGCCACCGGGCGCACGTAGTCAGAAAAATGGAAATATTTACGGTGGGGACGTTCTATGTTATGCCGTTTGACGTGATACACGACGCGCCGGAACCGTTTGGGTACACGTTAGAATCGACCGTAACCGGCGAGAAGTTACTGTTTTTTATTGATACGAGTTACGTCACGTACCGATTTGACAGCGTTCATTATTTGATGGCCGAATGTAACCACGACACCGAGAGCATAAAGGCGGCGATAGAGCGGGGGGATTTGCCGCCCGAAATGTTACCGCGCCTGATGAAAACACACATGAGTTTAGGGACGTTGTTGAAGTTTTTGAAAGCAATGGATTTGTCGAAACTTAAACAGATTCACCTCCTCCACATGAGCGACCGCAACAGCAGCGCGGAGCGAATGAGGGAGGCCGTACAGAAAGAAACGGGCGTAGAAGTATATATTTGTTAAACTTTTTTCAGGAGGTTGTATGGATCCAAATTTAAAAAGAAAGGGCTGTTTTACCGAAATCGGCTACGGTAAGCTGGGTACGGAAGTACAAGCCGAATACGAGAAAGCCGCTCAAATAGCGTGTGAGCGGGGCCAGCCGGTAACGATTACCTTAAATATAACGGTAATCCCGCCGCAGGAGCAAAATATCGGGAAAGTGAAGTATGACCTGATAACCAAGCTCCCGAAGAGAGCCTCCATCGAATACGACGCCGCCTATGACAAGAGCGTAATCATAGCGACGGCGCCGAGAGACGTAGGCTTCCTGCAGGAGGCGTTATATTTTGATGACGAACCACCAACCCAAACCCAAAAGGAGGAGGTAAGCAATGGATAACCTAAACATCACCGCCGAAACGAAAGACGGTGCGCCGATTCAGGTGAATATCGGCAAGGACGTTATTCACCTGAAAGACTATTCCCAAATCACGTTTAAAACGAATGATATTGGGGAGTTTGCGAGGTATTGTAAAGAGATCGGGGAGAGCGAAAGACAGATATTCTTCTCCTCCGAAAAGGCTATGTTGTACGCGAAAAATCCTGATCGCTACACCGAGCCGAACGCTATTTGCAATGTCGAAACTCACTCTTTTGTATCATCATTGCGAGGAGCGGTAGATAAAGGACACGACCTTGCCGCTTTTGAGGAATTCTTGTTCCCTTTTCGCGAGTACATCGGCGACGCCGGCCTCGCCCTATATTCCTACATGAGGAATTTCAGCGCGTCCAAGATTACGTCGGTTAAGCGCGAAGTGGACAACAAGGGCAATTTCAACCTCCAAGTAGTAAGAGAAAAAGGCGGCGCGAGTGATTTTGATGTACCGGAAAAGATCACGTTTACGATACCGGTACTCACTGGTAAGGTCGATATTTTAAAGGAATTTACTTTCGACGTATACTTTACGTGGAAAGATACAACGGACGGTTGTCAGGTGATCTTTAAACTAAAAAATCCGTTGTTGAAATTCGACATTGAATTGGCGATTCGGGATTCGTTGGAGGAGGCGCTTATGGATTTGGATTGCCCGAAACACTGGGGAACGTTGGATAAGACAGAGAAGAACTACGAGTGGGCGTACTTGCTGAACGGCATAGACGTACCGCCGCCGACAACGGTGAATAACTACCGGTAACTTTTGGAGGGCGCGGCCCCGTGGCGAAACGGTAGACAACGGGGAGCGCGGGGTTGCGCCTATATTTTAAAGGAGGTGAAAAATGTTTGAGATAATTTGCCCTGAATGCGGTAATATTATTTCGTGTACCGAGGACGATTGGGAGTGTTGGCGTTGCGGTTATAACGGTTATGATGACTTTGACGTGCCGGAGGCGGATGTGGACGGTGTCCCCCGACGCCATTATGCGTAGAGAAAAAGAAGATTATAGATATTACTCACTACGCGAGGGTTTAATCTGTTGTAGCGCAAACGTTAGAGAGCAAAAATACTGTATACACTTTAAGGGAAACCCGGCCTCGCGCAGTTTTTGGAGTTGCGAAAACAAGGGATTATCGGGGAATTGCCTTATGAATAAACCTATAACCGGAGGCAATAAAAATGAAAGGGATTCCCGGACGTAGAAAGCCGGTTGTTACCCGTAGGCGTTGGACAACCGAGAGCGCCCTAATGATGATCGGGGCGGCGCTCTTATTAATCATTTTACTGGCGGGGGTGGTGAAATGCACGTAGACTTTGAGGAACGTAGCAAGGACGATGACGGTAGCGCCATAGACGGTGGTGATAAGATTGTCATAACCTTTGGACATCCCGAATATTATTGCGTAGGGGTGCGTGAGGTAGGGCCGAACCATACCAAATATACTATAAGACTTAACTGCAAAGATTTTATGGAGGCTTATGATGATTTTTTGTACGGGACGTTTATGATCCGGGAGGCGCTGGCAATGCAGCGCGGAGAGCCGCCACAGCATTGATAATCGCTTGGCGGGATTCCGGCGACAGCTGCCGGAATGACCGCAAAAGGTCGGCCTCCTGCGGCGACCACGTGAATTCCGCGACGCCGTCGCCGACGACGGACGGGCGCACGTCATAGGGTAACGCCCGATATTTGTCCAAAAGCGCGGCCTCGTCGAGAGACCGGATAGCTTCAGGGATTTTAAGGCGTTCAAGCGCCTCGTCCATGTGGTGCAGGAATTTGGCGGACGGCGGGTATACGGCGTTTTCGAGTTGCGACAAATACTGATATGATACCTGACACTCGGCGGCGAATTGGCCCAAAGTAAGGCCGCAAAGACGCCGAGCGTCGCGGATCAACGCGGCAGTGGCTTGTTTTTGCGCTTCTTTTGCTTCTTTGTCCATACCTATAATATAATACAAAATATGAAAAAATGCAAGGAATTTTATTTTTTCTTTTATTATTATGAGCATGGCGACGGAGAGAGGCGCGACGGACTTGTTGGTGACTTTTTCGGAAAGCCAAAAAACCGCGTTTTTAGTGTAATTTGGGCGTTTTTCGGCTATTTCCAAAAAATATACCGTTCAACTCCGCGAGCGAGCCGGCCTGCGGTAGTTTGCCGCCCTATTTTCGGGGTCAAAAACCGCTTTCCGGCGTCTTTTTTATTAAAAATACAAGTTTTTTAAAAAAGCCTTGTATTTTTAATAAAAACATAGTATATTATATATAGAGGGGCGAAAGGGAAGCCCGAAAACAACAAACCTAAAGCAAGGAGATGTGAAAATGGAGACGACGCAAAAGACTCTCAAAGAGATGATCCAAGCCGAGGCCGACTACGCGATCAAGCACCTCAAAGAACTTGAGGCCAGCGTTATCGAGGAGCGCGACGCGGTTGGCGGAGAAATACAAGCCAAGGAGACGAAGTCGTTCCCGATGTTGCGGGAGTTTTACGGGCGCATATACGCGATACGGTCGATAGGCGATATTTTAGGGTTGGAGATAAATACCAATCTAATAACCCAATAACCGGGGCCGGAAACGGCCCCGTAAACAAAGGAGCAGTAAAATGAAGAAAAGCATGAAAGTACAGAGCAAGGTAGTTTGGGTAGGCGACCCGGAATACGCAGTAGACGATTTAGAGAAGCCCGAAGACCCGCTATACGGCGAAGTCTACGAAATCAACACCAAGGCGGGGAAAATCCTAAGCGCCCTGACCGAGGACACCGAAGGGGAATACACCGGCGAAGCCCAATATATCGACACGGAAATGGTTACCCCGATAAAGTTCAGCGTAGAGAGCGGGCTTCTCGGAGTGATGGAAATCCCGAATCCCCAAGCCGGCCCGAAAACCGGCGACGGATGGGGAGCGATATTTCTGTTGGACACCCACACGGTAAGCATAGAGCGCAGCGAGGAAGAGGAAAACGGAATGTTTACCTTTTACGACGGCGACAGGGTCTTTTTGAGGATAGACACCACGTACAGGCCGATAGAAGACTAAACCATAACCGGGGCCGTAAGGCCCCACTTTAAAGAAAGGCGGTAAAAAAATGGACACGACAAAAAAAATCACCGAGTTAGAGCAAAGGGCGAACCTGTTGCGGAGCATGATTAAGTTCAGCGACTCGGAATACGAGAGGGCGCGTGCCGAGGCGGATAGGCGGTCAACCGAATGGGCGGGTCAGGTCAAAGCGGCCATACTTCCGGCGTTGGCTAAAGCTATTGAAATAAGGCCGGACGCAACCGTAGTTATCGGTTACTACTATCACAAAGCCAACGACGGAATACTGATCACCGTTAGCGTACCGGACGAGCGTTACTGCTCCCGCGATATAAGGCTGGTGATGTATAATACCAAACCGGAAATGAGTTCGATAAACGCGGGTTCGAGCGAGGAGGTTGTCGCTGACGCGGTTGTTTGGTACGGATTTTTGAGCGCGGTAGCGTCAGCAATGCCGGATATACAAGCGGCCTTGTCGCCCTTTTGGGTGGGGTGGGAATATCCCGAATCCACAGGGATAGATACCAGACCTATAAAGGAAGAATTAGGGCAAGTTGTGCGGAAGCTGGACAAGCTGAAAGCCGCGTAAGTCGAAACGGGCGAAAGCCCGTCCACCGGAAGTAGCCTACCGGTGCTGAGGATGACAGGCTAAAACACTATAACAAGGAGGATTTATGAGTAACATGAGCTATTGCAGGTTTGAGAACACGGCAAGCGATTTAAGTGACTGTTTAGAGGCGCTCGACAACGGCGAGGAAATATCCAAGCGCGAGCGGAAAAAAGGGGTCGAAATGTTCATGGAATTCTTGAGCTTTTGCGCGGACAACGGAATAGTAGACGACGTTGACACTGACGCCATCGATAACCTTTTCGCGGACAAAGACGTGGATAACGACGAGGAGGACGAGTAACATGGAACGGATAACTTCCAAGCGACAACTGACGGCGCTCATAGCTATCCCGAAGCCGACCCCGTACCACATGGGGGCCAAGTATTACCGGGCCTATGACATCTATATAAATACCAATGACGGGCGGTATTATATAGCAATAGGCGCGACCGGCGACGCGGATTGGTACGCCACGACGGAAAGAGTAGCCGAATCCGCGCAGATCGGCTCGGACAGCCGGAAGATTTTGGAGATACAGTTCTGAACCTATAACCGGCCCCACCGGGGGCCGACTTTGAAAGGACGAATAAATGAAAACCGAAGAAGAGCTGTTGAGAATTGAGGAGCGCCGGAACGTTAAGGTGGGCGACGGTGTTACAAGGCGGTTATATACCGACAAAACGGCCTATACTGTTGTTGCGCGGACGGCCAA